ATATGTTAAGTGTCCGATATTCAGTAAGTATAAATTTAACTCAGATAACGTTGATATAATAGCCGATGTTATTTATAATTATGGAAAGGTAGGGGATGTCTATGGGACACTTTTTTTTTACTCCAGCAGGTCCGAAAAATTGAAAGCGGATTTGTTGAACTCTTTGGAGGAGGTGCAGAAGGAGATAGCGATTCACATGCTGGAAGTGAACAAGGAGTTAAATCTTTCAGAAAAGAATATGGTTGGTACTTTATAATCGATTCGATAACTGGTGGCGATCCTTTTAAAGAGGATGAATTAATGGAGTGGTCGATAGCTAGGTTTTTAAATCGAATTCAATATATGAAACATAAATCGGAGAGTGAACAATTTGCACAAAGTATAAATGAATGAAGTTGAAATAATATTAGAAGCTTTCGGAACTAAGGTAGTCGAAGATTTGCGTAAAAGCTTATCGGAGAAACTACAAGCAAGGGCAGCAAGTTACAAAAGTAAATATCCTGGCGGTTCATCTAATCCTGGTGATAGTGCTTTAAGTGCTTCAATTAAATACTTGATAGTAGATTCATCTGAGGGCATTAAATTAAATGTTTACTTAAATGATTATTGGGAAGCGGTAGATAGTGGTCGTAAAGCAGCGGGAGTAAGTCAAGATGCGAGAATAGACAAATGGATAAAGAGTAGAAACTTAATACCAGGGTTTCAAAACAAGAACTTAGCGGACCGATTAGAAAAACAAGGTAAAAATACAAGTACAAGAAAAAAGAAAGTATTAAAGAAAATGAAGTTTGCCGATGCTGTAAAAGCAATGGACTTTTTAGTACGTAGAAAATTAAAGAATAAAGGTTATCAAGGAAATCAATTTTTAAGTTCGGTATTAGAAGATGGCAGACAAGAAAAATTAGCAACGGATATAAGATTAGCAATGAAAAAAGATATAGAAATAGTTTTAAAGACAAATAGATATGGCGATAACAATACTTAGTGAACCAAACGATGCTCCTTATTCAGGATACATTCCAAGTTATAATAATCAATGGTTCGTGGCTTCGAGTTCTCAAACAGCAGCAGCTAACTTTAAATATACAGTTGTTGTAACTGATATGATTTCAAGTAATACAATTACTGAAAGTTACTCGGCTGATCCTAGTGGTAATATACAATTCGATGCTTCAAAGTTTAGTGAACTATTAATGACTAATTATATTCCGATAAATACTTCTGACTTTCAACTCAATCCAAGTATAAGATTAATGAGGGTAAATATTGGCGAAACATACGGGAGCACACCAGCTTATTATACAGGAACTGATATTGATTATTATGTATGGAATGGTAGTTTAGAACTATTAACTTTCTCGCAATATGATAAAGATAGTTATGTTTTTAAATTATTTAATAGCACATCGCCTTATAATTATGATAATCCTATTTTGTTATCGGACTTAGCAAACGATATTACTTATGAAGATAGAAGTAACTATTTATATTGGATGGTACAAGAGGGAAATACTGATTTACCTAAGATAACAGTTGTTGCTTATGATGCAAGTGGAACACAATTAACAAGTAACGATATAACAAATACTTATAATAGCTCAGGAACTTATACTGATAATATGGTTTGTATTGATGTTGGTAAAAAAGGTATAGATGCAATAGACCCTACTTGGTTATCAGGTGCAGCTTATTATGATATTCTTGCTCCAGTTGGTGTTGAACTTCCTTATAATGCGCCAACTATTAATTATTCTTATGCTGCGATAAAAAGATATACAATAAAATGCAGTACACGATTTGATATTTATACACTTCATTATTTATCGACTACAGGAGCTTATGAGACTTTGCATTGTAGTAAGGTATCTGAATTAAACTCGACTAAAACAAGTACTACATTTAAACGTTCACCTTGGACCAATGTATCTAATGTAATGACTTTAGATTATTCGGTAGCTGTAGAACAACCAACTATTGTAAATGTACAAAATGGATTAAAGTTAAATAGCGACTGGGTTACGAATGCAGAATTAATAAAGTATAAAGATTTGTTTAGTTCACCTGATGTTAAATTAGATTTAGGTTCTGCTCAGGGTTACGCATCAGTAAAGGTAACTAATGGAACTTATGTATCTAAGAATAATGACAAGCTAAAGAACTTAACATTTGATTTATTATTTACTCATAACAATCAAAGACAAAAAGGATGAACGATATAAGAATTTTATTATATACACAAGACCCAACTCCTATTGAATTCGATGTAAGTTATATTGATGAAATTCCAATTAGCTTTAACTTTTTAATATCGGACATAAGAAATCCTGATAAAAAGAATGCAAGTTTTTCAAAGACAATAACCTTTCCTGGAACTAAAGAAATAAATAGATTCTTTGAATTAATATGGAAGTCAAACGTTGCTTTAAATTATTTCAATCCTAATAAAAAATGTGACATATATTATTACGTTAATGGCGTTCTTCAGTTTAAAGGGTATTTACAACTAATCAAAATTAACGTTGACGATTCAAGCGGTGAGGTTGTTTATGAATGTAGCTGTAAGGGAACTATTGGAAACGTATTTACAAAGATAGGCGATGCTTTATTATCTGATTTAAACTTTAATAGATTTGGTCATTTATTTATAAAAGCTAATGTTAAAGATAGTTGGGCAACTCAAATACAAGAATATGGCGTGCCAGTACCTTTTGCTTTAGGTAATGGATATGTATATCCTTTAGTTAATAATGGAGCAACAGCATATTTAAACCTACCAACTGAAAGTAATTTTTGGTTAAGTGGTTTTAAACCAGCGTTATATAAAAAAACTATTTTAGATCAAATCTTTTCAGAAGCTGGATATACTTACACATCAACTTTTTTTAATTCAACATTTTATAAAAGTCAAATAGTTTATTCAACAAATTCAAATCAAAAGAAAACTCAATATCAATTATCACAAAATCAATTCTATGCTGGATTAACAACAACTTTATCAACTCCCGTACTTAACACAGCATTAATTCCTTTAACATATCAAAGACTTTACAATAATACAAATCCAACTAATTATCAAACAATATTATTTAATGACACAAGTACAGCTCCATATAACGATGCTGGTAGTCATTATAGTTCTGCAACTGGTTTTTTTACAAAATCAAGTTTTGATAACTATAAAGCTGGAGCAACTTTAGTTTTAGATGTAGTAATAACAGCATCAGACCCTTTAGCTTATTATGCTACAATAGCTTCTTTTGATTTAGATATTATAATTAATGGAGCTCCTCCCGCAATTCAAACTTATTCTATAGCATCTTTTGTAAATCAAGTTTTAGTTGGAACCACTCCGAACTTACAAATAACAGTAATTAATCCAGTAACAGCAGTAGGACCTGGTGGACCTTTGTTTGTTCAATTTGCATTAAAAAATATAAATTACATTTTATATAAAATAGATGGCACTACTATAATAACAGGTGGTACATCAACAGTAACTGCTAATATAAAAGCTGGATCTGAATTTTATGCTAATTATGTAAATCAAAATATACAAGAAGGAGATATAATTAATTTAGATGAAACTTTACCAATTAATATAAAGCAAATAGACTGGTTAATGTCGGAGTTTAAATTGCATAATCTTTATATGGTCCAGGATAAGGATAATGAATATAATTATTTTATTGAAGATAGGGAAAACTTTTATAGTGGCTCAATAGACTGGTCCGATAAAAGAGATTATTCAATGAAGCGTGAAGTTTTGCCTATTGGCGAATTAGATTTTTTACGTTATGAATTAGCTTACATAGAAGATGCTGATTATTACAATAACAAATATCAAAATGATTATTTAGAAACTTTTGGTAAACATATAGAATATGTTGATAATGATTTTTTAAATCAAACAAAAGATGTAAGCGTAATTTATTCAGCAACTCCATTAGTAGGTAATGATGTAAATGGATTAGTGATTCCTTATATTTTAAATAATGATAACGGGGTGATAAGTACAATAGGAGCAAATATACGGTCTCTTTATTATGGCGGTTTAATTCCTTTAAGTTTTGGTAGTTGGACTCTTCATTGGGGTATAAGTGCTGGGAGTGAAACCTATACAACTTATCCATTTGCTGGCGATTGTGATAATCCTTATAACCCTACTTTAACAATAAATTGGGACACACCACACGAAGTTTATTATACATATCAACAAGCTACTTATACCGATAATAATTTGTATAACAGGTTTTATTCTCGAATGATAAATCAATTAACTGATAAGGATTCTAAGATTGAACGAAGGTATTATAATTTAAGTGCATACGATATTAAGAACTTTGATTTTAGAAATGTAATTTGGGATGATGGTTATTATTTAGTAAATGCAATAAAGGATTACAACTTTATGAAACCACAATCAACAATGGTCGAATTATTAAAGTTAACTGATTACGCAGCTTTTGATCCTGATAATGATATTGACAACCCTTTAAGTAATAGAATGGGTAATATAAATCAATTACAAAATTTAAGTTCAGCAAGCGGTACTAATATAAATTTAGGAAACAATAGTAATATAGTAGGTGGCGATAATAATTTTATAGCTTCAGGCTCAAATAACGTTACTTTAACAAACTCAAATGATGTAGTAGTAGATTTATCAATAAGTAATTTTACAGGCCTTAATTTAAACAATGCAAGTACTTTAATAAATGGAGGTATTAACTTAGCAGATGCAATAACTATTGAAGATGTTAATGGTTTTAATTTAGCAAAAGTAAATGCAAGTCAAATAGTAAACAAGTCGGGAGAATTAACAACGGATACAACTATTGACGGAACTTACTCATTTTATTATGTAAATGCAACAAGCGGAAATATAACAATAACAATAGACCCTTCTTTATTTAACAATTACGAATTTACATTTATAAGAACTGATAGTTCTGTAAACACAATAACATTGGCTGGAGTTGCAGCCGAAACACTTAATGGAGCAGCATTACCACAACTAATATTAGCATCTCAATATGATGTTATAAAAATCAAATCTGATAATATTAATTTATTTATAATATAATTATGGCAACTGAAAAAATAGGAATAGAAGTCGAGGTAAAGGGAGCTGAAAAATCAATCAGTTCTTTTAAAGATTTAAAAACAGCGATTAAAGCAGCCAAGGATGAGCAGATAGCAATGACTTCTAAGTTTGGAGAAAACTCTATTGAAGCAACAAAAGCTGGTCAAAAATTAGCTGGATTAAAAGATAAAGTTGAGGACTTAAACGATTCGACTAAAAGTTTAAAAGGTAGTGGAGTTGAGAAACTAACATCTTCATTTAGATTATTAGGTGAGGGTATTGGTACTTTTGATTTTGATAAAATTAAAACAGGATTTAAAGGTGTTGGTGCGGCAATGGGTGCTATTCCAATATTTTTATTAATTGAAGGTATAAAGTTATTATATGATAATTTTGAAACTATTGCTGCTATGTTTGACAAAACAAGTTTAGCGGAAAAAGCATTAGCGGATGTAACCAAAGAAGTATCAGGTGAATTATCAAAAGTATTAGAGGGTGTTCAAAATGTAGAAAGTGGATTTGCAGCATTTCATAAAGGCACAATAACAAGAGATGAAGCATTAAAAATATATAACGAAACATTAGGAGGTACATTAGGAACTACAAATGATTTGGCTTTAGCAGAAAGTAATTTTGTAGCAAATAAGGATTTGTATATTGAAGCAATGCAAGCTAAGTCAACTGCAAATGTTTTGTTTGCAAAGTCAGCAGAAGCACAAGCAAAGGTATTAACAGGTGAAGCAGCAGCAGCAGATGTAGTTCCTTGGTATGAAAAAACATACGCATATGTAAGTAGTATTGGTCTTAATTTACAGGCGGATATGAATGAATATTCTAAAAAAGTTGTTGAATATGGTAATATACATTCAAAAGAAACACAACAATTTGCTGATGATACAAAAAAGTTAGGTCAAACTGAATTAGAAAAATCAGACGCAATATTTAATAGTTTAAAAACAAATGGTGAGAAAGCTGGGTTAGTAACAAAACAAAATGTAAATACTAATAAAAAAGCTGCTGAAGATAAATTTGCAGATGAAAAAAAGTTATTATCGGATATAGAGAAAGCAAAAGAGGAATCATATTTAAGGTCTTTAAAAAGTGATGAAGCTCGAGCAGTTGCAAAAGCACAATTTGATAATGATAAATTAATTGAAGATGTAAATAAAAGCAAAGCACATCAATCAGTAAAAGATGAATCATTAAAACAAATTTCAATTAAATTAGAAAGTGATTTATTAATAATTAAAAATGATTTTCAAGGTAAAAGAGATGCAATAGAAAAAACAACAGCAGAAAAAACAGCAGCACAAGATAAAATTGATTATGCTAAAAGACAATCTGATGCTGATAAAGCTATAGCAATAATTGAAGAAGCTGAAAGGAAAAAAGAACAATTAGAAGATGCTGCAAGAGAAAGAAAATTAGCTAAAGAAAAAAAATTACAACAAGACATACTTGAATCGGTAAACATTGCAGCACAAACAGCATTATCAGTTCAAAAAACTTTATCGGATACTTATTACATGAAGGAAACTCAAAAGGTAAATAAACTTTATAGAGATAAATTAAAAAATGTAGTACAAGGTTCTAAAGAAGAAAAAGCAATATTAGAGCAAAAGGCAAAAGATGAAAAAGATTTAGCAAGGCAACAATTTGAAACACAAAAGAAGTTTAATAGAGCAAGTGCTATAATGAATGGTATTTAGGTTTAGGTGCTATCTTT